CATCGCCGATCACGATGACCCTCAACCTGCCGGGACAACCGAGTTACGGCGGTGTCTTCGAGTTCGATGTCTTTTACAACAGCGGACAAAGCCAGCAATTGACTGTTGCGCTGCAAGCCGGTTTCTCGCCCGCCAGTGTCCAGTGGGCGAACGGAACCCCGCCGTGCTGTCAGGCTGGGGTCGGGGCAAGCGAGGAATACTGGCTGCATTTTGTCAGTCGTAACGATGAAATCTACGGCTGGTGGATGCCCGTAGGACATAGCCGCGGCATCGTAACCGAAAGCACGTTGGCAGGTTATCAAAAAACCGTCTACCGCACTGTCTCGGCATCAGGCAGCGGGACAATCCTCGGCAGTGCGACCGGGATTCACAATAAATTCGTGCAGTTGACGGCTTACGAGTCTGGCTCGCCGAATATCCCGGTCGGGATCGATTATAACGTCGCCGACAACGGCGACATCACATGGAGTACGGATACTGCATTTACCGGTTACATCGTAGTGAGTGGAGCAACCACTCCGGTATCCGTTTAATTTGAAATAAAACGACAAGGAGCGTCGTAATGAGCACAGAATCTTTCCTTCATGGGATCGAGGTCATTGAGATTGATACCGGCATTCGCCCGATACGAACTCAGCGATTCTCGATTATCGGTTTGGTCGGTACCGCGCCGGATGCTGATGCGGCGGCGTTCCCGATTAATCAGCCGGTCGCCATTATCGGGCGTGAGCCTGAATTGATTGCCAAACTGGGCAATCGCGGCACGCTGCCGTGGGCGGTTGACGGCATTATGGACCAAATAGCCGCGGTGATTGTCGTCATCCGCGTCGCACGGGCACCTCAGCCGCGTGTTTCCACGCTGTTATCTCTGCAAAAGCCCAAACTCGACGTGATCGAGACTGTCACCCGCAACGCATCAGGCGATATCGACATGTTGGATCAGCCTGACGTGATTGCGATTTCAGCGGTCACGATGGGCGATATCGGGTATGAAAAGAATGTCGACTGGGCGCAGTACCCTGGTGGCGGCGTAAGGTGGATTACCAACGAAGTCGTGGAATCCGTCGACCGGCGCGTCGGCACCACCGATCCGCTGGCGCATTCGGAATACCTGCTGGCGGTCAGCAAAGTCTACATGGGCGAAATCGTCTATACCGAAGGGACGCACTACACTGTGGTCAACGGCATGATCGAGTGGCAGGGCGCTGATCACACCGAACCGCGCGAACACGACCAATACTTTGTCTCCCACACCTGGGGCAGACGTCCGGACAATGCCAACGATTACAGCGTGGCCTATTCGTACTACGAGAACGGCCTGGCCGAAGCGGAAAATATCATCCGCACCGACAGCGCAACATCCGATTACGACACCCCTGCATTCGCCAATATCTTCCGTATCCGGTCGATCACTCAGGGCGCGACCACCTATGTCCAAGGGGTTGATTATGAGTTGTTGAACGGTATTCACTGGATTCGCAACAGCATTGTCGAAACCGTCACCCGTGTTGCGGGTAGCGATGACGCGCTGGCAAATGCCGGCGTGCTGGTGATTAGCGATGTGCGTCAGGGCGCTTCGGTTTATACCGCCGGCGTTGACTGGCAACAAAACGGCAATGCGGTGCAATGGCTTGGCGGCGCCGAGCCGGCGGACGGTTCGGCTTACCAGGCGGTATACGATTACGGCAACCGCCCGGCAGACGGTTCGACTTACGAAGCGACTTACGATTTTCGCACCGGCGAAGCGGTGGCGATGTCGAAAGTTGTCGGCGGGGTGAATGTCGATACCGGCGCGTATGAAGGCGTTCACGCGCTGCTCAGCGCCCAGTCGGAGGTCAAGCTGACACCGCGTATTTTGATCGCGCCAGGCTTCACCCAGTATCAGGCAGTTACTCAGGAAATGGTCGGGATTGCAGAAGAACTCCGCGCGGTGATTATCGCCGACGGTCCGAGCACCAACGACTACGACGCCATCGGGATGCGCGAAGCATACGGCAGCAAGCGGGTGTTCATCGTCGATCCGTGGGTGAAATACTACAACACCGTGATTGAAGCGGAAGACATTCAAACCCCGTCAGGGCGGGTGGCCGGAATGATTTGCAACACCGACGACACGATCGGCTTCTGGGCGTCTCCGTCCAACAAGCTGATGAACGGAATTCTCGGTCTGCACCGCCCGATCTCGTTCAACATCCACAGCCGCAGCACGCGCGCCAACTTCCTGAACGAAAACGAGGTTACAACCATCATTCAGAAAGACGGCTTCCGCTTGTGGGGCAACCGCACCGCCAGTTGGGACCAGCGTTATGCGTTTCTGAGTTCGGTGCGGACGGACGACGTGATTGCGGAAAGTCTGGAGGACGCGCTGTTATGGGCGGTTGACCGGCCGATTACCCGCTCCTTCTTCGAGGACGTCTGCGGCAGCGTGAATCTGTACATGCGCAGCCTTGCCGCTCGCGGCGCGATTGTTCTCGGTCAGCAGAATCCGTGTTGGGTCGATCCGGCGTTGAACACCCCTGATCAAATCATCCAGGGCAAAGTCACCTTCAACTTCGATTATGACCGCGTGTATCCGGCCGAGCATGTCACGTTCCGCCGCTACATCAATCATGACTACCTGAAAACGCTGTTTGAAGACGCCAACTTTTTGCGGAACGTAAGCGCATAACCTGGACAGCATCGCCGCCGGCGATGCTGTCGCAAATGATTAAAAGGAGTTAATCATATGGGCATCAAAATGCCAAAGACGTTGAAGAACTTCAACGCACGCGTAAATGGGAACAGCTATGCCGGAGTGGCGACGGCTGTTCAATTACCTACGGTGGAAGTGAATACGGACGATCACCGCGCAGGCGGTATGGACTTCCCGCGCAAAATCGACATGGGCCTGAACGCTCTGGAAGCGACGTTCACCGTCGCCGAGATGGACCCGGTGCTCGCCGGCCAGGTCGGGGTGATTGACGGCAGTTCACGGATGTGGACATTCAAAGGCGCGCTGAACGACGACGAATCGCCAGCCGCAGTTCAAGTTGTGGCGACGATGGTCGGCAGTGTCACCAAGTACGAGCCAAGCGAGGGCAAAGCCGGTGAAAAAACCGAGGACAAGTACACGATGTCGCTCAAATACTACGAGCTGAGCATTGACGGCGAAACCATTTACAAAATCGACAACGACAATCTTATCCGCATCGTTCGCGGAGTCGACCAGATGGAATCGATTCGCGCTGCGATTGGTCTGTAACTAACCAAACCCTGGAGAAATAAAGATGGCTGACGAAGCTAAAGATGGTAAAGCAGGTAAAGAAAACGCATGGGGAATTGACCTCGAATATCCGGTCACATTGCTTGGAACCAAGTATGAACGCCTTGAGTTTCGCCGGCCTAAAGCGCGAGACATGAAGAAAATGACGGTGAGCAAGAAAAGCGATGTCGACAAATCGCTGGCGATGCTCGCGGATTTGAGTCTGGACGGCCTTTCTCCCGACAATTTTGAAGAATTGGACGCCGCGGATTTCCTGGCGCTGCAAACTGAACTGGGAAAAATACTCGGAGTCGATTCGACAGCGTAGAAACGCTCAGGCTGATCGTTACCGATATCGCGTTTATCTACCACTGGCAGCCGTCTGAAATCATGGACCTGGATTTGGATGACCTGCTCGAATACCACAAGCTCGCAAAGGCCCACATCAGTATGTGGGCGGAAGTGAACGGCGCGAAAATAAAATAAAAAAGGCGGCCTCGTGCCGCCTTTTTATTCTGGAGCCACGGATGGGTACCGTAACAACCAATGTCAATTTAATCATTTCCGCGACCAACCGCGCATCCGCGGTTGTCGACAATATCACCAAACGCATTCAGCAGAATTACGCGAAACTCCAGACCACTGTGGATAAATACTATGCCGCAATGGAGAAAACGCTCAATACGGATATTGTCGGCGACTCGATGATCAGGGCCGGCAAGCAGATGAATGATGCTTTGCTCGGCCCTATCAAAGCGGCGATGAATCTTGAAAGCGCGATGGCCGAAGTCCGAAAGGTTGTCGACTTCAAAGACGGCGAATCAGGAGCGGCCGCTTTTCAGCGCAAACTCGCGGAAATGTCGCGCGTCATTCCGATCGCAACGACAGGGCTTGCCGCGATTGCCGCTGCCGGCGGGCAACTCGGCATTGCCGAGGGTGATTTGGGGACGTTCACCGAAATCGTCGCCAAAATGTCCACGGCATTTGACATGCTCCCTGATGAAGCCGGAGACGCCTTTGCGAAACTGTCCAATATTTACAAACTGAACATGGAACAAGGGCGCCTGCTTGGCGATGCAATCAACCATCTTTCCAACAATACCGCGGCGAAAGCCGGTGAGATAGTCAACGCCGTCTCACGCATGGGCGGTGTCGCCAAAAATTTCGGATTAACCGAAATACAAGCATCGGCGCTGGCCGACGCGATGATTGCGCTCGGCAAGGCTCCTGATATTGCGGCGCGCGGCATGAACGCAATGATGTCGAAGATGCAGGCGGCCACAATTCAGGGAAACAATTTTCAGGAAGGGCTTCAAAAAATTGGTATCAGCGCTCAAGAGCTTGAATCGATGATCGCCGATAACGCGCAGGGCGCGTTGCTGGAGTTTCTGAAAGCCGTTGAACAGCTCGATACCGGCGATCGTACCAAGGCGCTCGGACAGATGTTCGGTGCGGAATGGGGTGATGATTTATCGTTGCTGGTAAATTCGCTGTCAGAGTATGAGAAAGCGCTCAATCTGGTTGGGGATCAGGCCAACTACGCCGGGTCCATGCAACGGGAATTCGAGCAGCGCGCGAAAACCACGGCCAATAATCTCCAACTGCTCAAAAACCGTTTCAACCGTATCGCCGTCATTATCGGCGCTGTTTTGTTGCCGCCAATCAACAAGATATTTGTCGCGATCGGAAATGTGCTCGATCGCCTGGCCGACTGGGCGGAGCAAAACCAGGGGCTGGTCAAAACCATCGTCATCACATTCGCGGCGGTATCAACAGGGATTTTGGCGCTCGGTGTGCTGACCAAAGCGGCCGGCATGGCCTGGGTGTCGTTCGCCGCGTTGCGGGTCGGCATCGCCGCGGTCGGGCTTGGCATTCCGATTATGTTCAACCCCATCATGAGCCTGATCAGTGCGGTCAAATACCTGGCGATTGCCGGGGTTTTTCTGTATGCGAATTGGGAAAAAATACCCGGATGGCTGGCGTCTTTTTCCGATTGGGCATTCTCAGGCGGGTCGGTGATGCAGACGTTTGCCCAAGGCATCATTAATAGCGGAACGGTCGTATGGAACGCCATCGTCGGTGTGCTGGAACGGGTGCGCGGCCTGTTCCCGTTCTCGCCGGCCAAATATGGTCCGCTGTCAACGCTTGATAAAGCCGGTCCGGGGTTGATTTCAGTTTTCGCGAAGGGAATCCTGGGAAGCCGGGTGCTTTTATTCGTGGCGATATCGCAGGTATTGAAGACGGTTTTAATGACGCTTTCATCGTCTGGCGCCTTATCTGAAATGATGCGCTCAGGCGGTGCGTTATGGGAGGCGTTTGCTGGAGGATTGGCAAACGCAGGACAAGTTGTCCGGAATGCGATAGTCGGCGTATTCAACTATATCAGGGCGCTCTTCCCGTTCTCGCCGGCAAAGGCCGGGCCGTTGTCCGAGCTGCCGGTGTGGGGCGAAAACTTCTGGATAACCTTTGCCGGCGGAATGAAACGCGGCGCCCGGCATGTCTGGGCGTCGATTACCGGGGTGTTTTCAGGAATCAGGGAACGTCTTTCCGGTTTTTTCGAGGGAATGCTGGGGACTGTCGGCGCCGGCTCGATGGAGGGGTTGCGCACGCATATGGTAAACAGCCTGGCTGCTGTCGATCCAAAAATCCAGGCGATGACGCAGGCGCTTGAAAAAATCAAAGCGGCCGGCGGCGACCTCTCGGCAACAAAGAACGCGCTTGCCATGTTGTTTTCGCCGCTTCAGAAAAAAGCTGCCTTAGCCTTTCCGGAAATACCCGATATCTCGGTTTGGGGGCGCATCAAAAGCGCAATGCCCGGCAAGGACTCCGGAAACGCCTGGGCGGTTGCGTTCTTCGGGGCGGTGGAAGGGGTGTTTGCCTTTGCCGCACCGATGCTGATGAAGCGCCTGCTGGCGGCTGTTTTTCCGGGAAGCGCACTCGCCTCGGTGCTTGCAACATCGTTTACCTCGAATCCGGTGCGGGCGATCGCCTTGTTCGCCGGCGAGTTTGTGCTGGGGAGCGCGCTCAGCGCCGGGGTGTATCAGGCTTTCGGAAAAATCGACTTTGCCAAAACCTGGTTTGATCTGACCAAGGAATTTACCGGTATCGATTTCGGCGACAACCTGTTGCGGTCGTGGTTGTCTGTCAAAACCACGATTACCGGGCCGCTGGATAATCTTTCTAAAAAAGTCGGGGAAGTGCGGCAGGAAACGAATCTGATGTTCGGCAGCCTGTCAGACAATTTCAACGGGATTATCGGGCGTATCGGAGATGCCGATATTTTCGGAATACTCGAAGATACGGTCTCAAGTTTCTATGGCTGGTTCAAAACGGCCCCGCCAGACAGTCTGCTTGGCAACGTCGTGAAAGGTCTGGGGCGCGCTGTCGAATGGTTCATGGACCAGACCATGACGGTGATTTCCTGGGCGGTTCAGGCCGGTCTCCAGGGTCTCTGGGAATACATCAAGATGCCGTTTGTGGCACTCCTGAATATGGATGTTTTTGCCGCGCTGACAGGGATCGCGGCTATCATCGGCGGGATATTCAGCACCCTCACCGACGCTCAAGGTCTGGCGACCGTTCAGCAGGGATTTGACGATTTTGCCATGGCGGCAAGCGGGCTGAAGAACAGCTTGTTATCCATTGTGGCTGTATTCAGAGACGGCTTCACCGGGACCATGCCGATTACCGAACGCCTGAAGATGGTATTCATCGACCTGTGGGCGGTGATTGTGTCGAGCAAAAACATCTTTACCGGGTTTGTCAGCGGGATGTTTCGGATGCACCCGTTTTTACAAAAGGTCTGGCAAGTGCTGAATGCGCTGATCACCTTTGCGATTCGCCGCCCGTTGACGCAGATGGTGCTGCTGCCGCTGGTATTGAGAGAATCGCTGAATATCATGGCCGGAATGCGTGCGGAACTTGGCAAGTTCCATATCGGCAAGGATGGCGTGAAATTGCCGAGCGAGCATCAGTTGAAGCTGTTGGGCGAGCGCCTGAAACAAGTCTGGGCAAACGCGATGACAGGAAAGATCGACCTTCGCCAGTCGATGGCGTTGAGCGGCTTCCTGCGCACCCCGCTCGGCTTGTCTGTGGCCGCGATCGGGGCGTTGCTCGGCGCTGTTTTCGCCACCAACAAAGACGCCTGGAACGCGTTTATCTCGGAGGTCGAGCACGGATTCGGGTTCATGTTCGAGCAGGTCGGGATTCTGGTCGCGAAGCTACAGGGCATTTTTACTGCGCTGATGAGCGGGACTTCTTCTCTGGCGTCGTATGTGGTCAATCTCTTTTGGTTTATCGGCAAGGCTGTCTCGATGTTGCCACGCATCATCGGCGGCGTGATTTACGGAATAAACCGGCTGATTGAGTTGGTTTCGACCATGCCCGGCTGGGCGCAAGGGTTGTCGGCGGCGATTGCCGGCGGTTTATTGTTCGGCTTGTACCGGTTAATCAAGGGATACAAGAATATTTGTATTTTCGAGCAGTCGAACGACTGCCAGAAGCGCGCTTTGGGCGGATTAAGAAAATTTTGGGCGGTGCTGAAGGGTACGCTGACCGGCAACAAGTCATGGAAAATGCCCTGTCCGGCTGACGGCTGTGCCGGCCAGATGGGATTGTTCGCCGATACCGCCCGGCAAAAAGCCGGAATTGTCAGGCGGGCATGGCTTGCAACCTCCGGCGCGATCGGCTCGGCGCTGCAAAAGACATTCGGCGGCGTCAGGAAATATTGGGGCGGGCTGAACGGGCGTGATTTCGGGGAAAAGGCGGAGCACGGATTTTACCGTGGAGCGACCGCGCTGCCGGGCGCGATGCGCCATGCCGGTGTGCGAACCGCAGCGTGGAGCAAGGCCGCGGCGAGAAATGCCGCGGCCAGAGCCAGAACCGGTATCGGCACGCTGGGCGGATACGGCGTCAGAGCAATGGCGCAGGCACGGCAGAACGTCGGCGCCGGAAGCGCCACGTTCGCGAATGCGCTGGCTCCGGCGCTTGGCGCAGGCCGGCAGGTGATTCGGGATAAATGGCGGCAGCTTGGCGAGGCGTCCATCCGTGCGCAGCTCGAATGGGACCGGCGGGTGGACACCGCGGTCAGGCGCGGGCGCGGCGGAATGACGAGCTATAAGCCGATGGGGTTTGAAGAGCGCCAGAATGAAATGCGCAGAATCATGCGCCAGGAAAAGCTGACGGACGCGCTCGGCAGGCCGCAGGGCGATATGGACAAGTATTTTCGGCGCACCGAGGAAATCCAGCGGCAGATTCAAGAGCGTGAATCACGCGCCATGCAGCGCGCTTTGCTTGCCGGGCAGCGCCGGTCGATTTGGGATTACATGTTCATCGGCGCTGACGCGGCGGTGCGTAAGACCGGCGAATACATGGGCAAAATCAAAAATGCCGTTGTCAGCAACAAGCGCAGTCTGAGCGTCGCGGCGATGATGACGGCGGCCGGTCTGTGGGCGATTTTCACTTCGCCGCCGACGACCGCGGCGACTCTGGACACCCTCACCGGCCAAGTGACCGAAAAACTGAGCCTGTTTGACACGGTATCGGCAAAGCTCAACCAGACCTGGGAGTTTTTGAAACAGAATTGGATGGAAGTGCTGATGGTGCTGTCGATGCTCGGCATAGAGGTTGTGCCGCTGGCAATCAGCGCCCTGATGTGGCTTGGCGGCGCGGCCTGGAGCGGGATTGCCGCGCTGGCCTCGACGCTATCCAGCTTGCTCGCGCCGGCAATCACCGCGCTGACCGCCGCACTGGCCCCTTTGGTGTCGTCGCTGCTGCCGCTGATTGCACCGGCGGTGGCGCTCGCAGCGGCCGCGTTCGCGGGGTGGGAGTTCGGGAAATGGGTGTACAGCAACTTCAGCACTGAAATACTGGATGCGATTGACGCCGTGGTGGGCTTAATCGCCAGCATCCCAGAAAAGGTCAATGCTGCCGTCAGTGCGATCGGCAATCTGCAAACGGGCATTGCCGACAAAGCCGGGCGCGGATTTGAAAATATCTTATCGGCGGTCACGTTCGGCGCATTCAAAACAACCGATGAGCTTGCGCAGCCGGAAATTGACGGGAAAAAAGCCGCCGGCGGCCCGGTTGGCGCCGGCAAAACCTATCTTGTCGGGGAAAAAGGCCCTGAATTGTTTACGCCGGGCCACGCCGGCAGAATTGTCCCAAACAACCAGATAGCGGGCGGCGGTGGCGGCGGCGGAAGGCAAACCACCATCTCAATCGGCGATGTGATCGTCAACGTCCAGGGCGGCGGCGATCAGTTCGACCCGGTTCAGCTCGGACGGATGGTACGGGATGAAATTCGCCTCGCCATTGACGAGGCGACGCGGCGGTCGATGTTTGATATTTAGTTGACAAACCGGCGTTTTTGCACGAAATGGCGGTTGACAAAAACGCTGAATTGCACGAAATCACGGGCGTTGGTTGACAAAAAAGCGGATTTGCACGAAATAACGCAAGCCGCTCTGCCGATTTCGTTTAACGGGAATTCAGGGGTGATAAGTTTCGTTTAGAAGCCCGCACCGCGCCTCTGGTAACGCCGTAAGCGGCACGCGATGCGGGCGGAAAATCATTGTGACGTCTTGAGGTTCAGGATGATCCCGAACGCAATGTCGTAATCATCCGATATGCGCCGCAAAAGCTCGCATATCTGGTCGGGGGTTTGCGTGACTTCGGCAGCCTGCTCGAACGAACGGCGCAAGCTTTCCACAAACTGCTTGGCATTGCCGAGGTGATCTTCAAGGTGAAGGTGTGCGGCGGAACTGCCGCGAGTTTTGCGTCTTCTGTTTGACATGATGTGGCTCCAATAGGTTTAGGTAGTCCACCAGTTAGTAGCTGGTGGCGGGATTCAACTACGCCCTATTGAAGCGCGGGGGTATTCCCCTTTCGGGTATTTTATTCCGCGCAAACGTGCACGTTCACGCCGTTTCCGTTGCCGGAAAACGCCCTCTCATCCCACCAGATAAAACGGTGAGAGCATGAAGCATCAATAGGATTTAGTAAATACAGCCTAAATCAAACGGAGTGCCCCAGGCAATACTGATAATTGATACAGTATAGAGGGTGATAGGTCTTAATTATTGCCGGAAATATGCGCAAAAAAAAGGTGGCAGGACTCCCCACGCCACCTTAAGAAGTTAAAGATTTGCCAAAATACACTACGATAGCTACCGCATCGACGTGCGGACATAATTATATTTAATGTTCCCTTATTAAGGCAACACCAAAAACAGCGTGCATAGCACAAGGAGTGTGCGATGTCTGGTTATACCATCCAGTTGTGGATTGGTCCGTTCCCGTGCTGGGTCGAGAATGCCCCGCTGGAATCGCTGGACCGTTCAACCAATTACCGCTGGCCGTCACAAGCGCGGCTGACCCGTCCGAACGCGCTGCAATTCGTCGGCGCCGGCGACGACACCGTGACGGTGAACGGCTATATCCATCCCCATGAGCCGAAGTGCGGAGGCAAGGCGACGCTGGACGGGCTGCGCGCGCTCGCCAACGCCGGGGTGCCGTACATGGTGATTACCGGAAGCGGCTATGTTTTCGGCAAATTTTCGATTACAGACATCCAGGAGAACTGGAAAAACCCGCTGGACGACATGCGCCCGCGCCGGGTGGATTTTACCGTGACCCTCAAACACTACGGGAGCGACCAATGAGCGTGGTTTACTGCAAAGACGGCGACATGCTGGATAGGCTGTGCAAATCGGCCTACAACACCGAGCATCCGGCGGTGGAGTTGCTGCTGGACAGCCACTACGCCGATGCCGGGTATTCGCTGGCCGACATGGGCGCGGTTTACAATGCCGGCGACCTGGTTCACATGAAGGAACTGAGCCGCGCACAGCTTGAACCGGAAACCCCGCGCAAGCTGAATATCTTCGAGGAGGCGTACCTCGCCACCCAGAAACCCGGCGCCTGGCCGATAGGGAGTTGAGATGCGTCCGGATTTCAAAATCGTCGGCCTGAGCGCCGCGGCGAACGACCGGGTATTGTCAATCGAACTCAACGACAATGCCGGGACCGAAGGGGACAATGTGACGATTACCCTCGACGATCGCGACTATGAATTGGCGTTTCCGCCGAAGGGCCTGGAAATCGTACTGTTTCTCGGCTACAAGGAAACCGGCCTGGTCGATATGGGCATCTTCGAGATCGACGAGGTGCAGCATAAAGAATCCCAGGAATCGCAAATTGTCGTGAAAGCAAACGCCCAGTACCACACGAACAGCAATATAAAGGTTCCGAAGACAGAACCGTGGGACGAGACAACGCTGGGCGCCATTATCAGCGGGATCGCTAAGCGCAACGGCTATACTCCGGTGGTCGACGGTGCGGTTGCCGGGTTTCGTTACGATCATTTGGACCAGGACGACGAAAGCGATATTCATCTGGCAACCAGGCTTGCGGAGAAGCACGATTGCTACGTCAAGCTCCAGGACAGGAAACTCTATTTTCAGCATCGTGAAACCGTGTTGGGGCTGGTCACGGTGGAAAAAAACACCCGGACCCAATGGACGCATCTCGGCTTTCGCACCATCGGCACGTCGATAGACGCGACCTGGAACGCCAGACAGGAATTTACCGGGGTCAAGTGCAAATGGCGCGACAAAGAAAGCAACGAGACCAGGTT